ACTTATCGTTGCCGGCCCGCAGGGTCATCCAAGGAATCCAGTCGGTTGTCAGTTCACCATCCTGCAACTCCACACGAATGACAGCTTTGGCGTAGTCAGCCTCCTTCACCACGCCATATCGGATGGCGTTGCTGAGCTGGCGGGCGCTTTCTGTGTTTTCGTAGGAGCCAACGCCGGAAGTAGTTTGGTCGTCGCGGTTAGCTCCGAGCACTGGCTAGCTTCACGAAATAGCGGGCCACGGCTGGCAAGTCGCCGGCCTGCATCGGCTCATCCAGTTTGCCGGTGAGCAGCAGCTTACTGGCCGCCAGGCGCACAGCTTGAGCTAACTCGTGTGGCAACTCGGCCGGCAGTTCGGCGCCAAACTCCTCACGCACTGCAGCCGATGCCAGTTCGACAGCTCTGCTAAGGGCCGGGCTGTCGCCGTCATAGTCAATGTATGCAGCCAGGTCTTGAACTGAGACGCTGGTTTTCCAGGCTTCGTTTTCTGGCGTGCTGGGGTCATCGGCACGGAACTCACCGTTGGCGGTCCGGGCGCGGGTTTTGCGGGTGGTGGCCATTAGTTGATCGGCTCCTCTTGAGAGAACAGCTCGGCCTCGCCAATGGGGCAGGCTTCGCCTGTTTGGGTTGCCGGGGACCCGGCATAGATCCGCCCACCAGGATAAGCGCCACTCCGGTAGATGCTGGATGGATTGGCTTCCACGTATGGATCGCTGCAAGTGTCCCGGTAGCCCTTGCGGTAAATGATTTCGTAACGGAGCTTTGCGCAGCCGGTGCTCAGGCCGCCCTCCCACTCCACTTCGCTGTTTGTGCTGGCCAAGCGGATCTCGCCGCTTTCAAAACCGGGCATGTCAAAACTGTTGAACCTGCCCTCAACCTGATCTGCAAAATCGTCCAGGGCGTCGTCCACGTCCTCGTAACTTTGCAGGTAGCACTCGATCATCGCGATGCACTTGCGCCGCGTAAAACCGCCGAAGCCACTTGCAGAGTAGGTCTCCACGTCCTCTGGCTCGCGGGTGTGGACCACGATTGCAGGCAAATCCTGCTCTTCTAAAGGCGCTGGGCGGCCTGCATACACACGGGGCCCGGCTGCAGTTGCATCGATCAGCCGGGCCACCATGGCGTTTCTAATTAGCTTGCGCGGGTGGGTCATCCAGCGGCTCTGTGCAGCATGAGCAGCCAGCCGGTGTGTCCGTCGGGCTGCGCATCTCTAACTCGGTAAGTGGTGTTGCGCACCACAACAACATCGCCAGCACGGGGCTCAAAAGAAAGGCTCCACCCATCAATCAGAACGATTGGTTGGGTGGAGTTCACTTGCATCCCGGTTTCTGGGTCCAGGCCGACATGACTGGCCTGGTAAACGCCTTTGACCTGGGCTGATTGCTGACCACGGGTGTAAGTGACAGGTTCCCCCATCACCCGCACCACGGCAGTCAGCGCACGGTTGGCCAGGTCATTCAGCATTAAACGCGGAGGCGCACAGTGGCAGCAGCGTCAGCAGTGGCGGCAGCTACGAGAAAGTGTCCGATGACGGTGTTGCCTGCGGCAACGCCAGTCACTTTCTTGGCGCTGTTGTCCCAGTAGGCCACAGCGCCCTGAACACCATCTGTACCGGCGCCGGTGGCCTTAGTCAGGCTGTAAACGCCTTCGGTAGCAATCGCGCCGACCTCGCCATTAGCGATGTCAGCAACAGCAACCCCAAACAGGGCGCCCACAAGAACGCCGCCGCCACTGCTCACCGCATAGGGGGCAGTGATGTCAACGTTGCAGCCGTTTTGAACGTAGTTTTTCATGGTTCAGGTCCTCAGGCGCCGGTGGACTTGTAGAAGCCCCGGTGGTTCAGCAGGGTGCAGCCGAAGTCGAGGCGGGCGTAGATGGTAGTGCCATCAGGATCGCGCTCGTTAACGGTTTCAACCTGGGGGCCAGCCTCGCCGTCGAGATAACCGAAGGCGATCATGTCGATTTGGGCTGGGTCAGCGGAGACGTAGTAGACGACTTCGCTGGCGTCATCGAGGCGGGGCTCAACGATCAACGACATGGAACCGGTGAAGATGTTTACGTCGCCGGTGGTGTTTGGCTGAATGGGGCTCAGGAATTTCTGAGCCGCAGTTTCCAGGCTGGTGGGCAGGAGCATGTAGCGCGGCCGCAGGTTGATACGGTTGCCGGCAATGTCCTTCTGATTGCGCAGGGCCTTACGGGCTGCAGAAATTGCAGCTTCACCGATAACACCGGCGCCCTGGTTTGCGTGGTCGGCATGGAATAGCGCCTTGCCGTCGTAAGCCATCTTGGCGTTGGAAGTGATGAGCTTCCACACTTCGTTTGACTCAAACAGGCTCATGCCCCGGCCGATCATCGAGGGGATGCGGCTGAGAGCATCCAGATCATCGTTGATGATGAGCTGGCGGGTGACGCTGATTTTCTTGCCGTAGGTGTAGATCCGCCAGGAGCTTTCTTGCTCCTTAACGGTTGCGGCCTTGTATTCACCGCCTTCGAGCAAGGGCTCAGGGGTGATTTGGCCGGCAATTTCAAGCTCGTACACGGGCTTGAAATCAGGCAAGTTCCGCTGACGTGCAATCGGGCGGAAGGTTTGCTGCTCCTCGGCGTAAGCGTTTGCCAGGGTCTTGCGAGCAATGTTGCTCAGCAGCTTGGGAAAGTCGCTGGTGGAGTGCATGGCACGGCCGGCGATTTCCGACTTGCTCATGCCTACCAGGCTGTGACCAGAGCGCACGAGTGCGTCTTTGGCCATGTCAATCAGGCTGCTGTGACCATAGGCGCGTGCCTGATCGTCCCACTCACGAAGGCCACAACGGGCCTCCAAAGTGGCGGTCATGCACTCGCTGCGCTTCTGGCCTTCGTCGGCCAGCACCTGCACGTGAGTACGGGTTGGCGCAGCAGCTTCGCGCTCTGCCATTTTGTCAATGATGCATTTGCGGGCTTCGTCGATGGCAATGCCATCTTCTGCCAGTTTGTCGGCCAGGGAGTCATCCAGCCCAGCGGCGCGAACGGAACGGCGGATTTCCGCCACCCGACGACGCTCAGCAGCGATGACAGCCTGGATGTCCTCGGGGGAGGCGACGCGGTCCTGGGCCACAGGGGGCTCAGGAGCAGCGACCTCCAGTTCGCGGGTGTCTTCCATTGGGCTGGTGTCCTTTACAGGCTCGTTGTGAACTGTAGGCGGCTCATCTGAGCGCACCTGGGCCCCTGCATCTGCAGGGATTGGGACAAGGGAAAGTTCATGGGGTTCCCAGTCCACAGCACGCATCACCGTGGTATCACCCTCAGTGCTGCGCTCGTATTTCCAGACGCGGTAGCCCACCGAAATGGACCTGATTATGCCGTCACGCACATCCCGGAAGATGGGCTCAACGTCATCGCGGCTGGAAAACCGCACTACGGCGCGGCCTTCGTTGCCGTCCAGCCAGGCACGCTCAACCACCCCAACAATGTCGGAGAGCTCGAGTGCGCTATGACTGTTCAGCAGCGGGGCCCCGGCGTTCAGGCGTTCCATGCGGATCGCCTTCTTGTCCATCGACAGCTCCTCCATGAAGGGGCCGTCGAAGCCGTAGCGTGCCACCCGTGCGCCTGTGGTCCACACGACCTCGACCGTGCGCTGTTCGGCGTCAACGGTCTCGGGTGCGAACATCGCCCGAGTTTGGAGTAGTTCGCTCATTGCGACTCCACTGGCGGTTTGATTCTAAGGTTACTCATCTTCAGGCTCGTCAGCCGCCGGCGCTGCAGTGTTGGCCTGGGCTGCGCTGTTTAACTGGCCGCTGCCGCTGACCTGCCGGGGGTCGCTGTCCAGGATAAGGCCTAGGCGGTCCAGGGCTTCGTTGTCCTCAGCCATTTCGTCGAAGACTTCTTCAGGATCATAACCAAACTCACGGATAGCTTCGCTAAGCGACAAGAAACCGGCACGTACTGCCTTTTTCGTTGCTTCAATTTCTTTGGCCGGGTCAATCAATTCGCGGCGCGGGGGCGTCCAGTGTGCAACGATGCCCTCCAACCGCACGCCGTTAACGCTGCCAGCTTGCACAAACCAGTTCCAAATCGGGCTGAGCATTTGGGGAACCAGCATTTGCCATCGCCAGGCTTCAATATTGCGGTGGAACTCCAGCCAGCCCATGCGGCCGCTACTAAAACTGGTGTTACTCAAATCGCCGGTTAGTGCTTCGTATGTGACACCGTAACCTGCTGCGATTTGCAGCAAGTATTCGCGTGTAATTTTGTCAAACTCGCCAACGCTGGGCGGCGATGCAAAACGAATATCTTTGCCAGGGGGCAGGATTTCAAGCGCACCGGGCTCCAGCTTGTCAATCAGTTCGGCGCCCATGCCTGCGTCGGGCGCTTCGGTGTCCACCAGGAATCCGGCAAAGCAAGCAGAAATCTTTTGCTTAAGCAACTGCGCATCACTGTAGTCATCAAAATCACGCAAACGAATGATCACCGGGGATGCCCAGGGAACCCCTCTGGTTTGATGTGGGCGGTCCTGCCGGAATACATGAATGATCTGGTCAGTGCCTACAAAGCTGCTACCAAAGCCGCGCACCCTTACATGATTTTCACCAGGGTGTTCGTCATACAGCCAATAGCCAAGGCGGCGGCCGTTGGCGTCATGCTTTATGCCCTCCCGCGTGAAGCTGCCGTCATCACCAGCGCCGTCGTGGGAGTCATCCAACATGTCTGGCTCCATGATCTGCAGCTGCAGGGGCACCCGCTGATTACTGCTGCTGATGGGGGTTCGCCGGCGGATCAGGACTTCACCAGATTCCACCACGCAACGCATCGCCAGGGCTTGCAAGCCAGCAAAGTCCATACGCCCGTGGTAGTCGCACTGTTGCGGGTCGTTGGCCCAGCTGCTCAGTAAATCAGTGAGCTGCTGACTGCGACGCCGACTGCGCACGGCGCGGGCCTGCCCGATGATGCCCGTGCCGACAGTGTTGCTGACAATCACTGCGACCGCTTTGGCAGCGTATGGGTTGTTGCGCACAAGGTCGCGGCTGCGGTCGCGCAAGGTTTTCAAGGCTGGGCCGGCGGCTGCGTCGGCACTTGTGCCCTGCGTCAGCCAGCCTTCGGTACGGCGGCCCCGGCTGGCGCCGTCATAGCGGCGCAAGGCGTCAAGCTGCAGGCGGGCACGCTGCCGGCGGAGTGCAGCTTGCGGGTTGACGCTGGCAATGATCTGATCCAGCGCGTTCATTTGTAGTCCCTCTGCGTGCTGAAGTATTTGCGGCTGCGGGTGCCTTGCCCAAGGCGTGCGCGGATCATGTCGCGCACCTTGAACAGTTCATCCAGGCTGCGGTATTGGACCTCTTTGTCGTCGTAGCGGACCCTGAGGTAGCCGCTTGCAATGGCTTCTTCGATCGCGGCGAGGCCGGCTTGGCTGAACATGGACATTCGATCAACCTCCTTGAGTCATGTTATCGGCTAAAGGAAGGTGCTTTTGCGCCGTTTGACCGTGGTTTCGCCTGGTTTGCTGCTGGTTTGCGCTGGTTTGGCAGAGCTGCCTGACGTTAGCCCACGCTCATGCTCCCATCGCGTCGCGTCCCAACGGTCAGCACCGACAGCCATTGCAGCGGCCCTGGCGTATACGCGGCAATCAAGGGCTTCATTGCGGTCGCGGGTTTTTTCCCACTGGTATTTCTGGTAGCCGCGCACCACTCGGCTTATCA